ATGCCTACCATCAAAACCGGCATCCGCTTCTCCAAAAAGCAGCCGCTGAGCGAGCAGGAGCTGCGGCAGCTTCACGCCTACTGGCGTGCCGCCAACTATCTAACGGCCTGCCAGCTGTATCTGATGGATAACCCCCTCCTGGAGCGCCCGCTGGTCAAAAGCGACCTCAAGCAGACCATCGTGGGACACTGGGGGACCTGCCCCGGCCAGAACTTCATCTATACCCATTTGGATCGGGTCATCAAGCGCAACGATCTGGATATGATCTATCTCTCCGGTCCCGGCCACGGCGGCAACGCCATGGTGGCGCAGGACTGGCTGGACGGCAGCTATACCGAGGTCTATCCCAACATTACCAGAGACAAGGAGGGAATGCAAAAGCTCTTCAAGCGTTTCTCCTTCCCCGGCGGCATCCCCAGCCATGTGGCGCCGGAGACGCCCGGCTCCATCCATGAGGGCGGCGAGCTGGGCTACTCGTTGGCCCACGCCTTCGGCGCCGTGGCGGATAACCCCGATCTGATCGCCGCCTGTGTGGTGGGCGACGGCGAGGCGGAGACCGGCCCGCTGGCCACCTCGTGGCACGGCAACAAGTTTGTCAACCCCATCACCGACGGCGCTGTGCTGCCCATTCTGCACCTCAACGGCTTCAAGATCGCCAACCCCACCATCTTCTCCCGCATGAGTCACGAGGAGGTGGAGTGCTTCTTCCGTGGCTGCGGCTGGGAGCCGTACTTTGTGGAGGGCGACGACCCCATGGTCATGCACCAGCAGATGGCGGCGGCGCTGGACCGGGTGATCCGGGAGATCAAGCGCATCCAGCGGGAGGCCCGCAAGACCGGTGAGGCCAAGCGGCCCCGCTGGCCCATGATCGTGCTGCGCACCCCCAAGGGTTGGACCGGCCCCAAGGAGGTGGACGGGCTGCCGGTGGAGAACTGCTGGCGAGCCCATCAGGTGCCTATCTCCATGGGGACAGACACTGACCGGCACCTCGCCCAGCTGGAGGCGTGGCTGCGCTCTTATAAGCCGGAGGAGCTCTTTAACCCCGACGGTACGCCGGTGGAGCTCATCGCCTCCTTCCCGCCCACGGGCCGCCGCCGCATGGGCGCTAACCCTCATGCCAACGGCGGACTGCTGCTGCGTGACCTGCGGACCCCCGATTTCCGGGACTACGCCGTGGACGTCAAGGCCCCCGGTGCCGTGGAGGCGCAGGATATGTATGTGCTGGGTACCTACGTCCGGGACGTGATGAAGCTGAACATGGAGTCCCGCAACTTCCGCATCTTCGCCCCCGACGAGACGGCCTCCAACCGCCTGCAGGCGGTGTTCGAGGTGACGGGCCGCCGCTTCCTGGACCAGCAGATCCCCGGCATCGACGACCATCTGGACCCGGACGGCCGGGTCATGGATTCCATGCTCTCCGAGCATTTCTGCGAGGGCTTTTTGGAGGGCTATCTTCTGACGGGACGCCACGGCTTCTTCGACAGCTATGAGGCCTTCATCCGCATCGTGGACTCCATGTTCGCCCAGCACGCCAAGTGGCTGAAGATGTGCAGCGAGCTGCCGTGGCGGCAGGATATCGCCTCGCTGAACTATATTCTGGCCTCCAACGTCTGGCAGCAGGATCACAACGGCTTTACCCATCAGGACCCCGGCTTTTTGGATCATGTGGCCAACAAGAAGGCCGACGTGGTGCGGATGTATCTGCCGCCGGATGCCAACTGCCTGCTGTCCTGCTTCGACCACTGCATCCGCAGCCGAAATTACGTCAATGTCATTGTGGCCAGCAAGCATCCCCGGCCCCAGTGGCTGACCATGGAGCAGGCGGTGAAGCACTGCACCCAGGGCATCGGCATCTGGAGCTGGGCCTCCAACGATCAGGGGCAGGAGCCGGATGTGGTCATGGCCTGCTGCGGCGATACGCCTACGCTGGAGACGCTGGCTGCCGTGAGCATCCTGCGTCAGGAGCTGCCGGAGCTGAAGATCCGTGTGGTGAACGTGGTGGATCTGATGAAGCTGCAGCCCCACACGGAGCATCCCCACGGCCTGACAGACGAGGAATACGACGGCCTGTTCACCAAGGATAAGCCCATCATCTTCGCCTATCACGGCTACCCCACACTGGTGCATGAGCTGACCTACCGCCGCCACAACCGGAACCTCCATGTGCGGGGCTACAAGGAGGAGGGAACCATCACCACCCCCTTCGATATGCGTGTTCTCAACGACATTGACCGCTTCGATCTGGTCATCGATACGGTCCGTCGGCTGCCCCAGTTGGGCAACCGGGGGGCGTATCTGGTGCAGAAGATGCAGGATAAGCTGGTGGAGCATCGTCAGTATATCCGGGACAACGGCGTGGATCTGCCGGAGGTCCGCAGCTGGAAGTGGGACAGCAGTCTGAACGCTGCCGAATAAGGTTTGCTATACGGAAAAGACCTCCGCAGAATCTAGTTTGTGAAGGTTATAGCACGACACAAGGGCATCTAACAGGGAAGCGCCGTCTTGGAAGTGATTCCAAGACGGCGCTTTTCTGTTGCGGATCAGAGCGAACACTTCACGGCGAAACCGCCGCTGAAGAAATAGGTGTTCGTCCAATACCTGTTTGGTAAATAGCCTTACTTTAATAGAATGAACCCCCGGACGCTTGGGGGGTGCATTTTCAATTTAAGGGAAAGTAGTGATTTTTATCGTTGCTCTTTGCTTATGGCACAGGCAAGGATATACACAGTCATCGACCACAAAGAATTTCGGAAAAGTTTCCTTTTAAGAAATGCCGATACTCCGGATGATTGGATGCGTTCTCGTATTCTTCCAAAATCGTCTTTTTGTTCCATGCTTTCATTTTGTCATTCATTTCTTCATATCGGATAATAGTAAGCAGGCCTTCTCGCTCCGCCTGCAAAATTGCTTCATAGGCATCAGGGATAAACTCCACACCGGATATATCGACCGGTATGCTACTGGTAGCGACATCCGGTATTTGAACCGAAAAACCGGAATCTGAAATTGTCTCGGCAGAATAAATATAACCGGATACGCCTTTGTATGTGCTTATCAGAGCATTGGGATAATACTCTTCCAACCGTTGCCGCCCATCTTTACCAAAACCGTACGGCCCCCATTTTTGGCATTTTCCATTATAAGAAAAACCGGTTTCCACGCAATACTTTTCAATGGAATTGCTCAAATAGACCAATACGTTTTCTCTTTTTGTGGAAAAATAAACCAAAGGGATACCATGATTCGAGCTCTGCGGCGTTAGTTGTGTAATACCCTTAACAGATGATGCGTGATAGTACATTAGCTTTCTTCCCTCCTAACGCAATTTGCTCCAAGCGTTTTCGACGGTGTACAGGTGCTCTGATAATTCTCGCATAGGCATATTTCATCTTAGCAGATAACTGGCGCCGAAGCAACAGAAAGATCCACCGTAATTCTATCAGAATTACGGTGGATCTTATGGCAAATGACCCTAATTGTGATACAAATGAACCCCTTTCGGCGTTAGGGGGTTCGGTTTGCATCAAGGGGGTTCACTCCGAACCGAGAGGGGTTCACTCTGTCCACCTCAAAAGCAAAGAACAACTCAACTGCCGAGCGAACTAATCCTGCGGAGGTAGCAGCTCTTTTATTGCTACCCGCAGTTCTGTCCCAACTTCATATCCTTCATTCTGATAATGAGACTCAAGCGTTTTATGGTAGAAAATTAAAGAAACGCTGCAGTGTGAGGATTCCTCCAATGCTGACATAAGACGTTTCCCTATGCCAGCCTTCCGGTTTTTCTCTTTCACAAACATAAACTGCGGGTACAAGGTATCGCAGAGAACTCCGCCATATATAAAACCGACAAGCTCTGTTCCCTCATATGCGACAAAGCAATTATCCCGGTACTCTTTATAGCGTAGCAAAGCCCCTGTTGTCGCTTTAACTTGTGGAGAATACCATTCTGAATCATCACACAGATTACCGAATTGCGGTATATCAGAGAGCTCAAACTTTTTAATTTGAACGGAATCCTCCATACGTTTTGCACTCCTCAACTCCGCACCCGCACCCTACCTTAAATAGAAGGGCACTATCTACAGTGCTTATTTTAGCACAGATAGTCGCACATTTCCAGTAAAAAAACAGCAAAGCCCACAGGCCACTACACCTGTGGGCTTTGCGCTATTCTGCAGTCAGACCGTAATCTCATGCCCCGTTTGGAACCGAAAGGTCAGCCGCCCGTTCCGGTGGACTGTCACGGTGTCGATGACCGTGAGCCAGAGCCGGTCATCAAACTCCGTGAGGGGTTCTCCATACTCCGCCAGCTCGAACATAAAGCCGCCGATGTCCTCGGCCTTGGCTTCCCGCTGGGCCTTTGCCGCCTGGAGCTTCACCAGCTTTGTCTTGGCGGCCTCGTACCGCTCTGCCAGGCTGTTGTAGCGTTCCAGGTAAGTGGCCTGGTTCTGTGCAGTGGTGGAATTCTCCTCGATGCACCGCTTAGTCAGCTCGGACACCACCTCCACTTCGGAAAGGAGCGCCGCAATCTCGCTGTCCAGGGGGCCTGTGTCGGTCAGCGCCGCCTGCATGGTGCGGCACTCGTCCAGCAGCCGCTTTTTGTCCGACACCAGCGCATTGAAGGCATCCAGGAACCGGGCCTTGATCTCCTCCTCGGCCAGGTGTGGCGTCCGACACTTTTCCTCGCCGGTGAACTTGCTGTTGCACCGCCAGATGGTGCGCCGGTATTTGTCGGTGGAATGCCAAACCTTGGAGCCGAAGTAACCGCCGCAGTCTCCGCAGACCAGGCGGGAGGAAAAGATACTGTTGCCGCTGTAGCTGCGCCCGATGGCTTTCCTGCGCTCCAGCTCCCGCTGCACCAGTTTCCATTCGGCGGGGTCGATGATGGCTGGGTGGCTGTTCTCCACATAGTACTGCGGCACCTCGCCCTCATTTTTCTTTTGCTTTTTGGTGAGAAAGTCCACCGTGAACGCCTTTTGCAGAAGGGCATCGCCCTTGTACTTCTCGTTTTTGAGAATGCTCTCCACCGTGCTTGCCGCCCACTTTTTCTTGCCGGCGGGAGTGGGTATCCCTTCCCTGGTGAGAAGGTTTGCAATGGAGCCGGTGGTCTTGCCGCTGAGAAAGAGACTGTAAATCCAGCGGACGGTTTCCGCTTCCTCCGGCACGATCTCCGGCAGACCGTTGTCGCCCTTCCGATAGCCCAGGAAGTGGCTGTACGGCAGGCTGACCTTTCCATCGGCAAAACGCTTTCTCTGTCCCCAGGTGACGTTCTCCGAAATGGAGCGGCTCTCCTCCTGCGCCAGGGAGGACATGATGGTGATCAGCAGTTCGCCCTTGCTGTCCAGGGTGTAGATGTTTTCCTTTTCAAAGTAGACCTCCACACCCTTCTCCTTCAGCTTACGGACGGTCACCAGGCTGTCTACGGTGTTCCGGGCAAACCGGCTGACGGATTTCGTCACGATGAGGTCGATTTTCCCGTCAAGGGCGTCCCGCACCATCTGGTTGAAACCTTCGCGCTTTTTGGTGTTCACCGCAGATATGCCTTCATCGGTGTAGACCCTTACGAACTCCCATTCTGGCTTGGACTGAATGAAGCGGGTGTAGTAGTCCACCTGGGCTTCGTAGCTGGTGAGCTGCTCCTCGCTGGAGGTGGAGACGCGGGCATAGGCCGCTACCCGCCGGCGCACCACAGCGTTACGCGCCAGGTGCGTGATGGGCTGAATGGTGGGCGGGATGACCGTTACGGCTCTTGCCATTTCTCACCCCTCCTTTGCGCCAGCGCCCGCTGCCGGGCGATTTCCTTCATTTCCGGCGTCCAGCTTTTTGCCCTGGATATGTGTTCCCAATGCCGCTCTGCCGTGGAGCCGTCTTTGAAATGGAACACCAGGGTCTTGTCCGGGAGGGCATCAATGCCCTTGACCCTTTCCAGGAAGACGCCCTCATCAAACTGTGCAAGGCCGAGCACCTGGGCGGCAAGGTCGTAGAGCAGCTTCTCCGGGATCTGGGATGTGCCGCAGGAAGGCAGATCTGTCTGCACCGCAGTTGGGCAGTTCCAGAAATGTCGCTTCCCGCCGGTGCATCGCTTGTAGTTGCGACCGCACACCGTGCAGGTAATCATGCTGGTAAAGGCCGACCGCTGGCGGGGCCGCTTGACCGGGCTATTCTCCGTAATTTCGGTAAGAAGCTCCTGGGCGGCATCGAAGGTAGCCTGGTCGATGATGGCTTCGTGGGTGCCCTCCGCATAGTATTGGGGCAGCTCACCCCGGTTTGGAATCTCTTTCTTCTCCAGATGGTTGTTCCGGTACTGCTTTTGCAGGAGCGCGTTGCCCAGGTACTTCTCATTGGACAGCATCTCCCGGATTCGCACGGAGTTCCACTTTCCACCCAGAACGCCAGTGAACCCTCGCCGGTTCAGATCGATGGCCAGACTGGTAAGGGATTCTCCCTCCAAAGCCCTGCGGAACACCTCCCGCACTACCGCGGCCTTTTCCGGGTCAACGGTCACGCGGCCCTTCTCGATTTTGTAGCCGAACAGGAAGCGAAGATTGACCAGCTCACCACGCTCGAAGCCCCGGCGAATCCGCCACTTCTGATTCTCGCTGGCAGAGCGGCTCTCTTCCTGTGCGTAGGAAGCCAGGATGGTCATCATCAGCTCCCCGTCCGTGCTTATGGTGTGGATGTTCTGCTCCTCAAAATAGACGTCAACCCCCAGGGTCTTCAGCTCCCGGACGGTTTCCAGCAGAGTCACCGTGTTCCGCGCAAAGCGGGAGATGGATTTCGTGATGACCATGTCGATGTTTCCGGCGCGGCACTCAGCCAGCAGGCTTTGAAACCCGTCCCGGCTGTCCTTGGTGCCGGTGAACGCTTCATCGGCGTAGACCCCGCAGTAAAGCCAGCCAGTGTGCTTCTGGATCAGCGAACTGTAGTAGCTCACCTGTGCGGACAAAGAATGCAGCATGGCATCCTTCCCGGAGGAAACTCTGGCATAGGCTGCGACCCGCTTCAGACTGGGCCGCATGGGTGCGGGGAATGAAATTTGTTGAATAGTTCTTGCCATTCCGTCACCTCCTTGTCCAGTGCATATTACCTCTAAAATGGCTTATTATCCAGCGATTTCGGCGATTCAAAGCGGAATATACTACACGAAGATACCTCGTGCTTTTTGGCGATAATTGTATCAATTTTGCGGTAGTCATCCTCGCTGATGATGCCCTGGCGGAGCATATTCCTGGCAAGGCTCATGGCGGTCTGGTAGGCGGTCAGCCGCTGGTACAGCTCATCCATCGGCGCTCACCACCTTTTTCCGAGCTGCGGCATAGCAGGTGCGGGAGCAGTATCGCCGGCCTTTCGCGGAGCTTTGAAACGAGCGTCCACAGTAGGCGCAGGTAAAGGTGTGGAGGGTACGCTTCTCACCTTTGTCGGGGTGGTCATTCCACCAGGAGATGCGGCACGAGTCCGAGCAGAACCGCTTTCGTTTTCGGTGGGGCGCCTGGACGATGGGCTTCCCGCACCTCTCGCAGATGTCTGGAACGGCAGCGGCATTCTCACCGGCAGGATGG